AAGGCTTAAAGAAGGAATAAAGCCAACGCAGTACAAGGTAACAGGCGTCCTTAGAAACGGGCAGCGTTTCAGGGCAATTCATACAGACAGCAGGATTCAGGCTATGGGAATAAACCTGTGGCAGGGGTCTGTTTGGGAATCAATCAACGGTGGTAAGTGGAAACTTATCCGTCGTGTTTACAACTAGGAGCGAGAACATGTCAGAAGAAGGAAAGACAGAAAGCACAGGGACCTATGTAGCAGGCAGTGCGCCAATGATTCACACCCCTGGTGTTTATAAGTGGAGCATGGCAGCTAGAGGCTCAACAGTTAACAAGGAGGCAAGGACATGGGGTGCTCGCATGTTCCTCATGGCCTACCTGTTTCCAGACCTTCCATCATGGGTCTTGCTTGAAGTAGCTAAGGGAAAAGATGGTGAAGGTGTGAATGTAGAAATACAGGGTGAAGATGTAGTCATCACCTACAGAGGGAGGGTGTAGGCATGACTCCAATGGCTTCTGCAATACAAGCACCATCCCTTAGCCACGCTTCATGTAATTGCCGTGGAACAGGACCACTAACAGACAAAGAGAGGGAACAGATAGTCGAAAGGCTGTTGAACCCACATGTTTTCGCACCCTATGGCAAGGCTATGGGGATGCTTTCTGAGTATGTAAAGGACAGCGATTTTGAGTGCTGCCCGCTACACCCAAACAGGGCTAGCTGCCCTGCTAATGGCTGCAAACACTGTATGAACGGAGAAGGAAAATGAGTACAGCAAAGACAACAGAGACTCTTAACAGGAAGAGAAAGACCCAAGAGCAGGCTGACCTAGAGACAATTATGTGCATGTCCCAGGGTCATGACATGCAGAGCATGTTTACCAGCGGGCTGATTCTTGAGAAGGCTGGCGAGGTATGCCTTGCACAAGCTGCTGCATTCATAAGAGGCATGTCAATGTCAGATGAGGGCTTTGCCAAAGAGGCTGCTCATGACCTGATGAACAACCTAAGATATTTAGAGAGCTACGGAGGCACTGTTGGCGACGATGAACACATTGATGGCAGGGTGCCTAACTACAGGGTTGGCATGTCTCACGACCTTACATTCCTTGGCTTCTCACTCTGCTGGTACAGGGCAACAAAGGTTGCAGAAGAGGAAGACGCAAATCTGAACGAGCACACCCTGTTCAGCTACATGTCAGCAGGTGGCGCTCCATGTATATCAAAGTGGGTTCCTTGGATAAAGGAATACAACACATGGAACTACAAGTTCAGCCACAACGGGGCCATGCTCTACCGTGGTCCTGCTGCTGGTGAAGTGTACTCAGTACACATCGGCACCCCCCGATTCTGGTCAATCCACACGTAGGGGAACACACCATGACAAAGGTAAGTCCGCTTAGCTCTGTTAAGCAACGCATAGCTGCGCTTACAGCCAAGGAAATAAGGAACGAGATAGCGAAGATAGCTCATGCAATAAATACAGCACAGACAGATGCCTGTTACGAAACACGCAAGGCCATGCTGTTCCTGCTGCACTATGAGTTAGTAGAGAGATTTAACAAGAAGAAGGGAGCTTAGAGATGGCTTGGGAATTACAGAGACACATGCACAGTTGGGTAGCACCATCTGTAGACAAGGCAGCAAGGGAAACAGACTTCCCTAAATCATGGCTTGCAGACAGGTATGCAGACCAGCGATGGGATGAGGAAACAGGCAACGCTGGCTACGACATGTTGCATGAACGCGCAGCAGAGATGGAGCACGACACGCTTGTTGAGGCAATCACCGACAAGGCAATACAGAACAGTTCAACAACCAATGGTGGGTTTGAGGTTTACCTAGACGGCTGGACCTCTGTTCCTTGGTGCTCAGAGGATGAACAGCAGCTTTGGTACGCATAACTTTCAGACCCTTAGAAAGGAGCAGACATGACAGATAGAGACATACTTGCAGTGGCACCAATGATTAACGGTTGGTGGAAGGGCACGATTTCAGAGGGAACACACAGAAGGCGGGACCTGATACCCAGGTTCGTTAGTGTGCTGTCTGACATCGTTGAAGAAAGCACACTTGAACCTGGGGCAGACCACCCTGAGCGTGTTCGTGTAGTTGGGGAAATGGAAAGCAAGCTGGGATGGATAGAGAGGGGCATTGAATATGTGGATGGTTACTACACCAGTGACCAGTCAGACACAGACCTTGAATGGCTGTTCGACACGCTGAACAGCTATGCACCAGACGGATTCTACTTTGGGGCACACCCTGGAGATGGCGCTGACTTTGGGTTCTGGATTAACGAGGAAGGGGACGAGGCATGATTAACAGGCTCAAAGAGAAGATGGGTGAGCAGCGAAGGCTTGTTAAGCAGCTAGAGATGTACGCGATGGTCAAGGAGAGGTACGGCATACACCCTCCTGACATACGTTCGTTCAGGCTTGTGCCGTATGGGTATGACGAAGCAGAGCGGTTTGACATGGAGCATAGGAACGGAGTGACACAGCTAACAGTCCTGTACGGGTCAGTTGTCACCATGAAGGACGGCAGGGTTATCTCCCTGCCTAGAGTGAACATTAAACAACTACTTGATGGAGAAGGAGAGTAGATATGCGATACGAAGAAGCGAAAGACCTGTTTGAGACAGCCCGCAACAAGGATGCTGGCAAGCCGCTGTCAGGTGCAGCAACACGACTGCACAAGGTAGGGGACAACTACGCTGTCAGATACCACAGCACAGACGTTGTAACGATTCATCCTGACGGCACATACACGCTGGACCTTGGTGGATGGAACACGCTGACAACACGCAAGAAGATGACTGAGTTTAGCCCTGCAAGGGTAAGCACTAAAAACCACGTTGCCTTTGTGTGGTGGAGAAACGACGACGGCGAGTTCTCTGTTCCATTCAGCGACACGATTGCTGTTGACAGGTTTGGCAGGGCAATCTCAGAGCCACCAGACATGGACAAGCATAAGACCCTTAGCAAACAGTTGGACAAGATGATTAGCCAGTACCTAAAGGGGTTTGTGAGCCACATCCTAGAGAACGGGCTTGAGGCTCCAGACAGCGGTGACTGTTGGTTCTGCCTCATGTTTGACAAGCGTGAAGACGGCTCAGTTGTTCCTACAGCAGACCACATACTGAGCCACATGTCTGATGAAGAGCGGTACTACGTTCCAAGCCTGTTGGTTAACGCGATGCTTTGGCGAAGAAGGGGTAACTCAAACCCACAACACGCAGCATCCTTTTCGTACAGATACCTAGCAAGCATGGCAAGCAGGGGGTCAGGGCAAACAGCCTCATACCTTACTGGAGAGCTTAGGCCATACATCAACAGCATTAGGGCAGACCTGATTAAGAACATGAAGGAGGAAGCATGAGCAAGCGCCTTAGTGAGAACCAACACGCTCTTATGAACTTTTACGCCGCAAACGCAGTGCTGGTTGCAATTGACGCCCTCTACTGTGGAAAGTTTCAAGGCAAGCCCATGTCCTGCGATGACACTAGGCGCGACCTAGCAAACTTCCTCCGAGAAAACGTCGAGAGCGGGATGCTTATCGAAGAGGAGGAAGCATGAGCAAGCTAGTGGAAGCAATTAGAAACGATAAGCGTGTGGGACGTGGGTCATGCACATACATAGACGAGTGCTACGACGACAAAGACATCGTCGAGTATCTCAAGGATGGAGGCGTCACAACGGAGGCTGGTGCGATTGCATGGGCTTACGACACCGAGGGACTCATCCTCGACCAGGGCGCGCAGTGTACGAGTGGCGAGCCAGACTGCCCGCTAGTCGAGGCAGCAAAGGAATGGAGGGGAGCATGAGCAAGCGCCTTAGTGACATTGACCCTGTGGAACTGGCAGAGGCTCGACATGTCCTCGACCATGAGGAGATGTACTTTCAAAGAGAGCCCAAGGGAACTGAGTACGAAGAGGCGAGGGGCCACCCCTTAGAAGGCGACCTTCCCTGTAACAGGGAGAGTGAGGTAGCAGTAACCATCTACCCTGTTTACATGCAGAAAATGGGGTTGGTTCCTGAAGAGCCTGCTCCAGAGAGCAACGAAGACTCATCTTGGTGGTGCATCAACGACCACACAGGATGCCTATGGAACGACGGAAACAACACATGCTCACATCCAGGTGAAAGCATGTCACCACTAGAGGAGAAGGAAAATGAGTGAGGTAGACAACAGCGACACATACAGAAGCTACTGGCACAGCGTTGACTGTGCGGCGGGCTCTGTTATCGAAAACGTAGACGACGGACAGGATGAGCAAGATGCACTGTGGGAGGTGTGTGATGGTTCCTACTGGGTCATCTACACACACGCAGCAACAAAGGTCATGCAGTACTCAGACAACCATGACGCTTACTTTGAGCACATGGGCGAAGCCATTGAGGCAGAGAGTTGGGGTGAGCTTGTTAGCAAGCTCGCCTTCTATGCGTTTTTTGATGATGTTTCAGACAGGTATCAGACCCTTAGAAACGATGAAGATGGTGACGATGAAGAGGACGGTGAGCCATGCACAGTGTGCAGCGAACACGAGGTGGCACAGTCATGAACGAAGAAGAGAGAGATAGGGCACTTGGCATTTACATGGCGATGCTTGAAATAACACACGCCTCAGCAACCCTAAGCAGAAGCCATCCAAGCATGGTTGACGCTGTGAGGTTTGGTCAACAGATGAACAACCCATCCAGGGAGAGGTTGTTTTCCAGAAGGCTAAACAGCCTTATTAAAAGAGCAAAGCTAATACACATTCCCGCCTCTGTTTACGGAAGGATTTACCACGCCCTTGATGTAAAGCTATCCGAAGACTGCGGCATCCCCTGGGTAAGGGACAGGGGTAGGTTTAGACCAAGTGAGAAGCTAATCAATGAGTCAAAGGCTGTAGCAAAACACACAAACGAAGTGATGGGTGGTGTTCCGTTTCCAGAGCGGCTTCCGTTTGGCTCGACCCTGTTGATGATTGGTCCTCCGGTCGAGGTAAGGCAAGAACTGTTGTTCATGAAGCTTGGCTCGGAAGCTGCGAGAATGCGCGGTGTGCTTCTGCATGCAATTCTCGTCTCAGACTGTGGCATGTGTGTTGAGTTTATGTCTGGCTCAGACATGCTGAGCAACGAACCAACCATTCCAACAGTGTTCAACACTGTTCAGTCAGAATCATTTGATTGGCTTGGCTACAACAAGGAGCACCCAAGCCTAGACCTAACACCTGGGATAGTTAGGGATGTCATAGAACACGTAAGAAGCTTTGTTGACATAAGGATTCCATCCAAAGCAACAAAGAACCTGAAGAAGACTTGGCGCAGAGAAAGGAAGCTGCTTGGTGTTGGAAAGGGAACACCACCGCCAGACTTCTACCCATACATACTTCGTTCAACACTGAGGTCAGAGGGGGGTGATGGTCCTGGGACCATTGCTGAGCCGATGTCATACAGAACAGATGTTATGGCGCACGAGAGGCTGCTTGTTCGCAGGGGACCAAGGCCAATACCAGTTAGCAAGTACGCCTACTACGTCAAAAACGGATTCAGGGTCTTCTCAGAGAGGGACCTCACTGACGACATAAAGAAGAAGATATATGTGAAGGGGCATAAGCTAAAAGACAAGAGCGAGTGGATGGCTGTAAAAGGTGTTTGGATTAAGCAGCATATGAACAGCAACGACGAGGCTCTCCCATACAGGCAAAAGCTTACCGTTGTGAAGCAGTGATTGGTTGTTAAGAACATGCGGTACATGCTCGCTTTTGTGCTGGGAATAATTATGTCAACTGTTGAACACGAAGGTGGGCTGTGTTGGCTTGTAAATATATCTGGTGTGTTGCTTCTCCTGTATGCAGCAACAGCCAATGACGAGGATACGTGATGGCAGAACTAGCTAAAGAACCCTGGATACACAGGCTCTGTATAGACTTTGGAACACAGGCAGACATGCTGTCATGGTTTAAGGAGTCAATAGAAGACGGTACGTTGCCAGAAGATGCTGCGCTGTCTGTTGTTATAGAGAGTGATGGTGTCAGATTTTGGCAACTGGAGGAGAGTGATGGTGATGTCTCTTACGATGACCTTGAGTCTCTTATAGACGCACTATCTGAAATGACTGGAGGAATGATTAACTAAGCCGGGACAGGTTCTGTCCCGGTATGACTACATAATGAAGGGAGAAGAACAGAGAGGGAAAGACACTGACTGTTAGACCCTTAGAGATTGGCGATGCCATCAGCGTCGTCGGCAGAAAACCGAGCAAAATCAAGCGCTTACCGGGTCGAGTTGACACCGGCAATCGCAGCGATTAGACTCGTCGCTCCGAATCAGCGGTTGGTTCGGCGCAACACAATGAAGAAGGAAAGATAAACAAACATGGCTGAAGTAATCACACTTGACCCAACACAGAACCAACAGCAAACACTAACCAAACAGATTAACGACCTGTTCAGATTCACCCCAACACCACACTCTAACGAAACAAAGAAGCTGTACGACGTTACAGAAGATGTCTACAACGTTCGTAGGGCCCTAGACCCCAAAGACCTTGAACGTCCTCTGTGCCAATTCAAGCCTACTCTTACTGACCGTGGTCGCCTCAACCTTGGCCTCATTACTGAGCACGGTGTTGGCGAGGGCATGAGCCTTACCAAGTGGGCTGCTAATCAGTGGGCTGGTCAGGTTCTTCCAACAAGGGGGCTTAACTTCCTTGAGAAGCTGCTTCAGTTTGGCCCATCAGGTAGGCAGTTGGCTGAGCTTAACGCCACCCTGTTCTCTACACAGAAGGTAGACCCCTCGTTTGTACGCACCATTGAGCACGGTGGAGAGCGCTCTGTTCGTGCTGTTCTTTCACAGCGATATGCAACCGTCGATGATGTAGATGTTCTTGGTGCTTTGCTTGGTGCAGAAGAAACCAAGGGGCTACCTGTCTGTTACTTGAAGATTTCTGACACAGGGTTTCACATGAGAATGTGGCTTGACCCTGATGAGACCTTCATGTTTGGCGGCGGTGGACATGAGTTCATACGCACAAAGATGCCAATGATTGAGGTACGAAACTCAGAGGTGGGTCGCTGTGCTGTAACCATGACTGGTGGAATGATTGATAGTGCATGCACCAACATGCACATCTCATGGGGAGACAAGGTTAACTACCGATGGATTCATAGTGGCTCTTCTAGGGGTAGTGACAGAATCAAGAACGGCATCAGCGAGGCTGTTCGTGCTTCTCGTGTCGTTGCTTCACAGGTAGCTCAGAAGTACATCAAGGCAGCACAGACAGAGGTTGCTGACATGTACGCACTCATTGACCAGTGGCTCCCCGCTGTCTCCAACAATGCGACTAAGTACATTGTTGAAGAAACTAAGAAGGCACTGACTGACCCAACCACACTACAGAACCACAGCCTTGCTTCTATTGCTGATGCGGTAACGCTTGCAGCACAGAAGATTAGTGATGACTTCGACCGCAGAGCCATTGAGGTTGCTGCTGCCAAGGTTGTTGACAAGGGTCTCAACTATGCCGCAAGGAACAACGGCAGGATTGACATCCAAGAGGCTGTATAGAACCCGCCCAGGGAATGCCTAGCCAGCAGGTCATTGGTGAACTAGCTGACCTACGTTCATCAACTGGCCCTTAATTAAGCCGCACAGGGAGGCACAGCGGTGGCTGTATCAGGTGCCTCATCTAACAAACATGAAGAAGGAAACACATCATGAGTGATATTGAAGACAGCGCAAACAACATAATTAACGAACTAGAAGTCATAAACCAAGTAGTGGCAAACTTCAAGGAAGACATGGATAGGAGGCTTGGTGACGTTGAGTCGTATACAGACAGCATTAGGAACGAAGAAGCAGACAATCAGTACAAGTGGCTTATAGAGTGGGCAGAGGAGAACAGCGTTGATTGTGCAAGCGACCTTGAGCACTACAACGATGCGTCCTACCTATACAACGAATTGGACAGCTACTACTCAACAGACGTTGAAGAAATCTCATCAGCGCTGACTCTCAAAGAGGAATGGGACAGCAGCGACTTCGGTGGTGAGGATGTTGAGGACATTTCAGCAGAGATTGGGATTTATAGGGAGGCTGAGCACCGATTGTTGAATTACATTAACGACAATAGGGCAGCAGGATTGCCATGCCTTGAAGACCTTGACAGTGCTGTTGAGTACATACGAGACACCCCAGCCACAAACAACTCAAAAATAGTTGCAGCCCTTCAGTTGTGCGTTGATTCATTCAAAGCACTTCTTAAGGAGATGACGAGTTCAGGTGTAAGCCTGGATATAAGCAGTACACAAGAGGTCAATTCTGACAGCAGTGTACAAACAGAGGCGACTGTCGATAACGGCAGCGCCAACAACAACGCAGAACAACCATCTGCATAGGAGAAGGAAATGGCTAAAGCCAAAACTAACGAAACAGACGCCAAAACCAAAACTAACGGAACAGACAACCCTTTCGATACTGATATATCGGCAGTTCAATTCATCACCACATGGCAATCAAGCCCAAACGTGAGTGCTGTTCTTGAAGAGCTTGGAATGACTAGGGGCGCTGCATATCAGCGCGCTGCGTCGTACCGCAAAAAGGGCGTTGTCCTTAAGAAAATGCCTCGACAGGGGCGCAGCGGTCACGACTGGTCTGAACTGAATGCACTCGCACAATCTGTGCTGAGCGAGTCCCTCAACAAGCTTGAAGGGTAGTGCAAGAAGACAAGCGGTGTGAGGAACTAACAGAATACACAGAGGAACTAGAGAGGTGGAGGGGCGCAAGCCCCTTCACCCTCACCTCCGAAGAGCTAGACAAAGCCAAGAAGCTATACACAGAACACATGCTCCCCATTAGAGAGATAGCCACAATCGTTGGCATACCAAGAAGCAGCCTATCAAGGCAGCTAAAGCTAATGGGTGTAGAGGTTAAGTCAGGAGCAAGGAAGGGTGCCAGTAAGAGGACACTCAAGCCGTTGCCAGAAGACGCAGGAACAGTGTCTGACTCAGAGATAGCAAACAGACTTGGCATATCAAGACAGGCAGTAGCTAAGCGCAGGAAGCGCCTTGGTATATCTGCCGCACACCCTAAAAAAAATAAGTGACATGTCTAAGGTAATAACACAGAGCAGCCTACAGTCTTATAACTCGTGCCCTCAACTGTACGAGCATAAGTATGTAGCTCCATACATGAGGCCAATGAACATTAGCCACAACCTAACAACTGGCTCAGCATTTCATATTGGAATAGAGATGCAGGATGCAGAGAAAGCAAAGGACTATTTGCTTGACTCTCATGGACCGTGTTGGACGCAGCAAGAGAAGGACAAGCTAGCGTTACAGGTCGCAACAGTTGTTGCGATGGTTGATGGTGCCTTGTCTATGTGGAGCGATTGGCCTGACAGACAAGAGGTAGAGTTTTCTCTGCCTCTCATTAACCCAAGCACAGGAAGAAGAAGTCATAAGCATGTCTTCAGGGGCAAGCTTGACGGCTTGTCAGAAGGTGTTGTCTGGGAGTGGAAGACAACTGCACGATTGGACAGCGCATACCTAGACAGGCTTAAGCTTGACTTTCAGGTGTCTGCATACATGGCTGCGGCAACAATCATGACAGGCAAGCCAGTAAGGAAGTCCATATACAGAGTAGCTCGTAAGCCGTCTATCAAGAAGCGACAGAATGAAACTGTTTCTGAGTACGCAGAGCGCTTGCACAAAGACTACCAAGACAGGCCAGAGTTCTACTTCCATGAAGAGATTGTGACCAGAACAGAGTCACAGATGAGTAGATGGAAACAAGAAGCTTGGGAAATACACAAGAGAATACTAGAGCTAGAGAACGGTGCGCTTCCAGTCAGGAACACGCGCCATTGCACACACTTTGGAAGATGCTCATTCCTGCCGCTATGTAGCGAACAGGTTGGGCCTGAGTCATACAGGGTGCTCAGAAACCCACACCCTGAATTGGAGGAAGGATAATGGGAATCATCCCAACAGACCCACACGAGCCAAAGACAAGCATGTCTGACTACCTGTGGCTTGTATACGGGCAACCGAAGATAGGTAAATCTACCTTTTGCAATCAATGGCCTGGAGCGCTGTTCGCAGCAACTGAGCCAGGAACAAGCGCTATGAGAGCGGCAGATGTTCCAATTAACTCTTGGACAGACTTTGAGAACTTCATGCATGCGCTTGGAAAGGAGAAGTCTGCGGCAAAGTACAAGACCATAGTTGTCGATACGATTGACAACCTGTGGTCATTCCTGTGCAACCACATCTGCAAGACGCAGGGATGGGAGCACATTAGTGAAGGTGGCTACGCAAAGGGCTACAACATCGCTGAGATGAAGCTAACAAACGCAATCGCGGAGCTTCGATCATTTGGAAAGGCTGTTGTGTTTGTCTCTCATGAAAGAAAGACAAGAGAGCTTGATAACGACGGCAACACAACTGGTTCTGTGTTCATTACATCGAACCTGCCTAACTCTGCTCGCAAGGTAATTCACGGCAACGTGGACTTCATCTTCAGGGCAGAGCATCACCCAGATGACAGCACGAAGAGAGTGGTGAGAACATCGCCACGAAGAGAGGATAAAGAGATTGTCGAGTGCGGCTCACGAGGCAGTGAGTACAGGAACGGTAAGCCAACCAAGGCACCGCTCCCTGAACTTATCGACATGTCATTCCCAAGCCTGCATCAGGCTTTCAAGCAATCGTTTACAAACGGAGAATAGAAGATGGATTTTGAAGAAATGAACAGCGAATGGGACCGCATTGACCCAGGTGATTTTAACAAGGAGGCGTCTGACCTTAGGGATGGCGAGTACATTGTTAAAATACTTGGCCTCAACTTTAAGGAAATCCCAGGTACAGGGCTTGCCTACATCTGGAAGCTTGAGGTGTGTGACGGTGTTTGCTCTGGTAGCTACATCGAGAAGTTTCAAGTAGCCACTAAGGTTGGCATGAAGATTCTTGCACAAGACCTAGTGCTCCTGATTGGCCGAAAGCCTGAGTTGTCTGAGGTGTACAACGAGACGATGGGGAACACAGGTTCCGTAGGGGGCGAGCTTAAAGGTAAGACCCTTAGAATTAGACAAGTCACCAAGGGTAAGTACAAGAACTTCTATTTCAACGAGTTGCTAAGTAGCCCAGACAGGGACACGTCAAGCAACGGCAGCGGAGATGAAGACGACTACATGATCCCAGACAAGGACTTTGGGGAAGAGATCCCCTTCTAGGGAGAAACACTGATTGGGCGCTGTCATGAAAGTGACAGCGCCCAATCTATTTGGAGAAGGAATGAAGCATAAGCACAACTATTCAGGATGGGTTCTTAGCAGAGCTAGGACTGACCCGAAGGTAGAGCTATCCGACAAGGACTACATAGCCAGTCTTAGATTCTCACCAATGTGGATGAGGGCGTGTGAGTGTGGCTTTGAAGAGCATGTACGCATGGCCTCAAAACCTTCCTCAAGATTAAGGTTTAGCCAACTGCCAAAGGGGCTGATGTAATGCCTCGCTGGGAGTTCACGATACCGGGACCACCAGTAGCTAAGGGCAGACCCAGAGCATCAGTTCATGGCGGGAAGTACGTCAAGATGTACACCCCGCACAAGACGGCTGTATGGGAGGCTCAAGCCTCCGTCCTGCTTAGAGATGCCTGGGACCTACCGACGCTTGAGGAGCCGTGCAGGCTCGCTGTGGAGGCTGTCTTCCCGCGCCCTCAAAGGCTGATATGGAAGAGAAAACCAATGCCAAGAGAACCACACACATCCAAGCCAGATACAGACAACATAGTAAAGGCTGTTTGTGATGCAGTTGAGAAGGCAGCGATAGTCAAGAACGACTCGCTCATATACAAGGTGTTGGCAACTAAGTACATAGCAGGGGGCGATGAATCGCCTCATGTTCGTGTTGTCATTCTCTGGGAGTAGCTGTAGAGTTTCCCCATATCTGGCCTGTCCTCCAACCTCCAGGCCAAAATGAAGACCCGGCATCACTCCCCCACGATGGTGCCGGGTTTTCTATTTCTTCCTCACACGCTTCTTGACCAACTTCTTGCCGCTCCTCTTAGCCGCTGCCTTTGCACTCTTCATTCCCTTTGGCGTGTATGGGTATCTCTTCCCACCTACCTTTGGCATCAGTCGCTCCCTTCCAGAGTTATTAGTCAGACTGTGCAGAAATGCTGACAGAACTCACCGTTGGGGCTGGTGCTGTAGTGCCTGCTGTGCTTGCGTCTGTCAGTGCTACCCAGCTAAGGCCATTTGTGACGGTAAAGCCTGTCTGTGACGTGATGTGAATTACGGCATTAGCAGCAGCGAAAAAGACCCAATCCGGTGGTGTCGTACCAATAACTGGGTCGATGTTGTCATACAGCTTTATGAAGCAGGCCTCTGCATCTTCGCTTGTGTTGTCTATAGACAGCCCGTACCACTTCCCAGACCCACCCAACAGGTTGTTGCCGCCACCAGTGCCGCCGAAGCTGGATTCTTTTGCGACTACGTAGGTCTCTAGGTCGCCCTTTATCTTATTTATGAGTGCCATTTTATGCCTAGTCTGCGGGAGAAGTAAGTATCCTGACGGTCACTGCATTTGTTGGTCCGGTAGTCACACCAAACCCAGCGCCATCTGTCATAGCGATTGTAAGACCAACAGCAAACGTTATGCCCGCTGGGAATGACGCAACCTCTCTGCGTGATGCAGCGCACTTGAGCGCCATTTCAGGGACACCCTCAAGGTCTGCGCTGGTTCCGTCGAACATCTTTAGATGAACATCTGATGCGTTGAACGTGTTGTCTATATCTATGTAGTAGAACGTTGTAGAGCCGCTACTGACTGTCTCTAGTGCGGTAGTCAAAGACGACTCAACAAGGTTTGCGCCTATCGGACTAGTCTGTGGGGTTACTGTAAATGCCATTACCTATCTCCTACTTCGCGCCCAGAAGTATCGCCACAAACAGGGCGGCAGTTGCACCGCCGCCGACAGCAGCACCCATGATGCCAACTTCTACCTGACGACGCCTAGCCATTTGAAGAAGTTTAGCGATTTCTTCGCTCTCTTTCTGATGTCTTTCCGCAGCCCTCTCTGAATAATCTTGCCACAAAACAAGCTGCTTCCTAACCAACGGATACCTGTCTCTCGCTTCCCTCGCTGTCACCCACCAACCAGGGGCAAGAACAATGTGGCGACACTTGCTCTTCCCATAACGGTCAACAGCAGGGTGCCTGTCATTGGGCAAGACAACTTCTACTCCACCATCGATGTCTCCCCATGCATCCTCATTCCATACGCCGGTAGATGGTGTAAGCGTGTACCTGGGACAGTCGAAGTCTTCAAGAGTGGGGTACGTTAGCTTGGGTGCCTCAACAGGCTGTGGAGGCTCTATGGGTGCCTTCCTAACGTAATGTAGAGGAGAGCAGCCAGAGGCTACCAACATGGCGATAACCAGGGCAAAGCGAGTCATGCCTTGAGCCGCTCCCTCTTCATCTCTTTAAGGTCCTCTTGCTCACCAACAGCCTCCTTGTGGGTGTCCTCCTCTTTGGCAACCTCAATGTCTAAAGACCGCTCAGTCTCTAAGGAGTCCTCTTTGGCCTCTACCCTTCCCGTCTTTACTTCCTTAGTTGAAGCCGCAACCTCTCCAGCCCTCTTCTTCTCTCTGTTAACAGTCAGAACCGCAACGATTGCAGCAAGGGCACCGACAAGCCCAAGGGCTACCCCCACCAGCTTTGTCCTGAGTTCCTCGTTCTTCACTGCGGCAACGCCAAGTACAACCAAGAGAACCACCAAGATGACAGCCATGCTGATGAGAGAGCCGTTCACTTCGTCCCTCCAGAGACTGAGGCCCCTGAGATGAGCTTCTTGATTCGATCTGGAAGAGCTTTGCTAACAGCAAGATATATACCGGGAGACATGGAGCCAGAGATGCAGCCAATGATCGGCCCCCAACTGGTATCAAACCAGTCAGGCCAGAGGGGCATAAGGCCCATGAAGCCGCCGATAACAACACAGAGACAGCGGGTTAGCCAGCGATAAAACTCCTCCTGGCCCTTGGTCAGTTTGCCAATAGGCTGAGAGTGATACTTCGCCAAGATCCTTAGCCCAGGCTTAACCACCTGTCCGATGATCGCGTAGGTAGCAAGAGCAATCCCCCCACCACGAACAAGAAGGTCTACATAGTCAGGGGTTGTCACTGCATCTCATTTCTCTGGAGACATGGGCAGGTGACCAAACTTAGCGCTGTCATCGTCGTCACCAGCAGAGTCGTCGTCGTCGTCGGCCATAGCAACCACATCCTCGTGGGACATCTTTGCCTGAGGCCCGATGCTGATGCCGATAGCCCCACCAACGCTAACCAGGATGGCAACGGCAAGGATGACCCCAATGATGCCGCGCCATACAGGCGGCACAGACTTAAAGAAGTCGAATAACTTACTCATGAACAAGCTCCAAATGAGGGCCGTCGAAGAACTCAGACTTGTCGAATGAAAGGTCTGCGTTCCAGTCGCACCCAAGCCGTACCTTAATGCCCATCTGGGAAGCTATTCCCTTGGCGAAATGAGCAGCAGCTATGAACCTCTCCCTCTCCCACCCAATGGGGTAGGGGCTGAAGTCTACAGCTAAGCTTGGCTTATGATTGTGTCTGGACATCTTGCCCGGAGAGCCGTCGAGCTTGCTTCTACCTTGTCGATATAACTCAGCCTGCTCTTCAACGCTTCGATGTCCGCATAAGATGCTGATGTCGATGTGCTTTATCACCTCGTTCATCAACTCTTGTAGGTCTGGATGGCATGTAGCAAGGCGCTCCTTGCTGCTCTTGCTGAAGGAAGGCATAACTACCTCGCTGGGATAACCACACGACCCTCTGGGTCATGCTCGTGTGTCGCTATGTTCTGAGACATGCAGTCGATCTTTGCCTCGATGCCTTGCAGCATGAAGAATATCTTGCCAGCCCACAGGGAACCGCCAACGACAAGCGATGCGCCAGAGAGAAGGACAGGCCAAGACTGTATGAAGAGTTCCATCACTATTCCAACTGTGCGGATGGGAACCACCCGGCAGAGTCCATCTCTGCGCGGTCATACAAAGCAGCCTGCTCAGTCGATGTCAACAAAGAAGCCATGTCAATAAGACTACCAGCAACCCAGGACCAGACGCTCGGGCCTATAGGCACCGCGCCCTTGTCGTTGCTGGGGTGCTCTATAGGGAGCGAGGCGCGCTCTGTAGCGGTGATTGGATGCGGATACCCCATAGCCTCGGACAGGTCGTCTGCGCGGCTCTCGGCGGCTCCCAGGCTCTCTAGCACTAACCACTTCATCCGTTCATCCTGATGTTGTAGCGGTCGCCAAGGTACTGCTCGACCTGCCTGGTCTCGTCGCCGCTCAGCGCGCCATCGAAGATCAACACCTCGGAGATCGCCCCGTCCCAAAACTCAAGGTTGGCGTTTCCCTTGCCGAGTTCAAGGGTAGTGGCTGACGAGCCCAGACCCGGCCCGCCTGACGCCGTTGATCCTGCCGCGCCGTTGATCCTGGCGGTGATGTCTCCAGAGTCGCAGACTCCCACCATAATCGCGGCATCGCCCTCGGCCTGAGAGTCGTCTCCAGACCCCACGAAGTGACCACTGTTGTAATAGCCGAACCCAAGCCCGTCGCCACCCTCGTCGGTGACTCCGATATATAACCAACTGCCGCCGCCCACCGGAGCGCCCAGAGCGCCGCGCGCCGAGCGCAGCAATGAACTCCTGCCCCACGACCAACCCCGGACCACCAGCAAGATCGTCCAGTCGGCAGGGTCGCTGAGCAGCGCATATAGATCGGCCCCGTCCAAAGTGTCGCTAGACCCGTCAAATGACAACTCGGATCGACCGCCAAGGCCCGCGCCGGTCAGCGCCGGCTGATCTGCGGCTGTGGCCTGGGCGAAGTCGCGACCGTTGCCGCTCATGTCGGCCCAGCCCGAAACAGTCGAGCCGTTCATGGTGATGCTTAGATCGGAGCGAACCCAGACAAGCAGTGGGGTCTGCATGTTTCGTGGATCAAACAAAAGCCTTGGGTTGCTCCGAAGGACACCGTTGGCGTTAGTGGGCGACTCTACTCTAGGATTGGAGCGTT